CCTCAATCTGTATCTGCGGCCTTTTCAGGTCCGCAGCCGTTTTAATATATTCGGAGAATGTCACTATGTCATTCGGCAATTTTCTTTATACCGAATCCGACAAATTTGGTGAATCCTACCGTTCCTCGCGCTATTGGCTTGGTACAAACGATCCAGCTCATAAGGCTGAGAATTCATACACGGCCAACATCCATAGACAACAACGTTCTTGGGTGGCTCGAGTTAATATTAAAACGGGTGTTGATGAGGGACATACGTACGGGCCATATTACTCGGCTCGGACAAAACCCCAATTCGACTCTAATACTGAGCTGCAGTTGCTCGCAAAGATGGCCAATGAAATTCGTGGCCACTCCTTTAACCTCGGCGTTTCTCTGCCGAGCTCAAGGAGTCTTTAGCGATGCTTCGTAACTCCTTTTCCGCAATCGTCACAATGGCAAAGGCTTTACGCCATCGTGATTTTGGACTGCTTCTCCTTTCTGTTGCACATGTAGCAGGAGGTGAGCAGATCCAACGTCGATTTGTGAACGACAAACGGTTGCGCAAGGCAGTATCCACCGGGAATATTGCATCAACTTGGCTCGCCATCCAGTATGGGTGGAAGCCACTCGTTAATGATATTTTCGAGGCTTGCAAAGCCATCGACCTCTCACTTCTGAGCCCCGTACACTTCGAATGAGATTCTCCGCTCGTGGGCCGTCGTATTACTTTGACGACCTTCTGAGCGGCCTCCCTAATAACCCAACCAAGTTTTTTCATTGGTGCAGTTCAAACAGGGAGTATCGATTGAAGTGGGTGGAAAAGGTCTCCATCCCTCGCAGTCTGGGTCTTATCAACCCATTGACTGTTGTTTGGGAACGCCTCCCATGGTCTTTTATTATCGATTGGTTCATACCTATCGGTAGTTATTTGGACTTGGTTGGCTTCTTTGGAGGCTTGCAGCTTTCCTATGCGCAGAGTACCTTTATACAAACCAGAGGAAATAAACGTGTCACAAGAAATTGCGGCGCGGTCCCGGGCGAGAGCCCTCACTCTGAAGGTACCTGCTACACAGGACAGTATTACAACTATACCTCACACTATCACTATTGTGGGGGAACCTCGGTCGTCAATACATTTTTCGACCGGGTCACCGGTACAACTCTGCGTGTCCCCACTCCTGATCTAAAAGATCTTGATAAGGCATTCAGTCTTGGCCACTTGAAAAACGCCGCTGCGCTTGTGTGGCAGCGGACTCGGTCTACGGAGACCTATCTTCGTGACTGACTTTAAGGAACACTACAATGTCGAATCAGACAAATATCACCGTTTACGACGGTGCTGCGCCCCCAGTTGCACATACTCTTGTTCCTATCGGCGTTGCTAAGGATGCCAAAGATGGAATCGTCGCTGAATGGCGCGAATCCATCCTGTCACTCCCAAACGAGGCCCAGGTTCGGTTAAAACTAACCCTTAAGAAGATGTCTTCTGGTTCTGGCGGTCTGAATATCGGGTCGAGATTCCTGTAATGGAAGCTGTAGCCGGTCAGAATTCGTCTGGCTATACTGCCGCCCCGAAGGTC